GCTCCATACGGGTCAAGGTCAAGGGTGATCTGATCAGCCCAATCACGCAAGTCCATGTACGTCGGCAGAGTGATGCGAAGGTTGCTCATCCAAGCACCGTCTTATCGCCTGTTGATACATGGCCAATGATTTGACCCATTTGATAGTCACCGTAGACCTCGTTAGACTCAAAGCGCACACGCAATTCACGGCGCTGTTCTTTGAGCATCACAATTTCTTTGTAAGGCTCATCGATGTTATCTGGGTCAACAAATGTGAAAATTGAGCTAACCACTTCAGGCGCTCTTGCGTTTGCTCGGCCTGTGACTTGCACGGTCATATTGCCGTTTTGCACAAAGTCAGGCTCAATGCGGGTAATGCGCAAATATTCGTTCTTGCCTTGAGTCAGTGAGGACAAGTCTGCTGTTTCAAAATACGAGCGAATAGGATTGATAGTCTGGCCATCAATCTCATCAACGCCTTGCTCTTGGATCCAAACTCGATAGTCATTGCCTATGCCTACAGCTCCAGCCAAAATAGGCGCTGCAAAGGCGTTGTTGAATGAGCCAGCAGCTCGGCCGTTTGCAGGCAGCTCTGTGTCATACCAGGTGTTTTCACGAACGTTATACACAACAGCGTGTGTGCATTCTGTGGCATCACCTCTAGGGTAGGCCCACCAAATTTCACCGTAGCGTGGCACTTTGTAAGCAAAAACTTTGTCTCGCTCACGTTTGTTCAAGCCATCAAAGAAGTAGTTCAAGTTCAGGCTGTTTGGCACTTCACGCACCACGCCGTTAAACATCAAGAACCGGTCAACGCCTGCCCAAAAGAACACGCCGTCATAATCTATAACTGCATTCTCAGAGATGATAGATGTATCAGTTGCAACAATGTCGAACTGGAATACTGCAGCGCCGCCTGTAAAGGTTGCGCGGATCACGGCATCGTAAGCCCAAAAAATACCAGCAGGAGCTGTGCCTGAGCCTGCACGCAGAGGCAGGCCTTTGATGATTTTTTGACCCCAAACTCGAGCTACTCCAGCACCTGAGCCGGTGTCTGTCAAGTTAGTCGGCTCGCCTGGAACAGACCAACCAATGATGCCATCAGTCCCGTAGTAGAACAGATAGGGATGCAAAGAAACAATGCCGCCAGTGCAATTGGTATTGGCTGGCAAATTGACAGACTGCAAGATGCCAGTGCCTAGAACTTCGCCAAAAAAGATCTGACCGCCTGTGCTGTTAGAGATGCTCTCTAAGTTAGGGGAGACGTGGGCAATGATGTAGTTCTGGTTTGTAGACGAATCGTACTGGTAGTCAAACATCCACATGTTGTAGACGCTGTTTACAAGCGCGTCTGAGCCGCCTGACATGTCTACCTTAGACGTGGTGATTGTCGTTGTTGTGGCCACAACCGGCAAGCCGTTGGGCGCAGAACCTGCAACAGTTGCCGTGATATTGATCTGTGTACCAACAGCAACGGCTGAATAGTTAGGGCTAGACGTGTGAGCCGTGATGTTAGCAGCCACTGCGGTTGCAGTTGCTGCTAAGCTGGTTGTGTAGGCAACTGGGCCAGACATAATGTTAACGCCATCAACCGTGATGCTGTCAACAGATCCAGCTCCTCCTGTAAGCAAAGTGACGCTGCCGACAGATTGAACAGCAGTTGGAGTTCTATCGCTGACGATCGAACTGTTGCCTGTGATGTCAAGCGTAAAACGCTCAAGTTTTGTGGCACTGCCTGAGTGGCAGTAAACGTACTCTTGCTGAGTAAAGTTAGAAAAGCCGCGGCTTATTTCTGACAAATACTTTTGCGTAGATTTGTAGCCACCGATTTTGCGTGGCAAACCGCGTTGCCAACGAACCCATTGGCCGTCTGTATAAAAGTCGCCTTCAAACTTGGTACCATCTCTTTTGATACCAGGGTTCGACTTAAGAACAACGGTCATATCAGGCATTAGAAAGTCCCGCCGTTAACAGCGCCTGCAGGCAAAGCACCAAGAGCTGCATAAGCTGCAGCACCATCGGCAGCAGTAAACACGCCAATACCGACTGAAGTGCCACCCAAATTGATCAAAGCAGAACCTGCACTAGTTGCGCCTGTACCGCCTTGGGCAATTGCAACAGGCAAAGAAATGCCTGCCGTGTCAGCGCGCAGCACGTCTGTGCCATCGCTATACAAAATGGCGCGTTCACCGCTAGCTAAAGCAACCCCTAAACCTGCAGGAGTTTTTACCGTGAAGGTATATGCACCTGTAGTCTGGTTATCGACCCAGTACTGTTGCACTGTGGCAGGAACAATGATGTTGCGGTTGCCGGTCAATACACCTGTGAAGCGGTATGAAACTCGGTTTAGTTCTGTGCCTGTTAGCGTGTAGTTGCCCGTTCCGCCAACAGCAATCACCGTGTAATCAAAAGCAAATACGGCAGACTTACCAAAACCAATGGTGTAGAAGTTAACACCGTCGCAAGCAATGATTGCAGACTCACCGGGTTGAAAACTAAGGAAAGACGTGTCGTCAATCGTTGTAGAACCCGGAGCATCTGCTACGATAGCTCCGCTGCCTGAGTTGCGCAAGTAAATGAACCAGTTATTGCTAACAACATTAGGGCTTGGCAATGTGAGAGTGCCACCTGCGCCTGTCCAATTAAACATCTTAGCTCTATCAGCCAAAGCAGATGTGTAATTACTATTGAAAGCAGTAATAGGCACCGACTGAGAAAGCAGAGCACCAACTGCCACGATGCCTGTTCCTGCCAATGAGGAAGCATTAACATTAGACGTTGTTGCGCCAAACTGCAATGACTCCCATGTTCCAGCAATCGTGGAGTTGTTGGTCAAGTAGACTTGCCAAACAGTACCTGGTGCAATAGAAACAACTTGAACACCGGCAGCATCTTTGACTGAGCGCCTTGGTTATTGAAGAGGATCGTATTGCCTGTGCCTGTTTTAGAGGCATCAGGCAAAGTGATGAATAAACCTGCAGAGGACGCAACCACGTCCATAATGCGGGTTGCAAGATTTACACTAGTCGATGTTTCAGTTGGCCAGCTAAGTACGATGTCCGTGGACAAAGCCACTGAGCTATAGCTAATCTCACTAGGGTAAATGTTTGCGCCACCAAAGACGTCGTTATAGATAGGCATTTGCTAACCTCTTTTTTCTTGAAGCGCTGATTTTTGCTCGCTGCTCTTCAGACATTGGCCCTTTAAGTACGCCTTTAGTTGCAGCACTAATTTTTGCACGCCATTCATCTGATAAAGCCACGCCTTTTCTTGCAGCACTAACCGCTGCTCGGTGGTCTTCTGATAGAGGCAAGCCCTTGGTTGCAGCACTAAGTTTTGCTTTATGTGCTTCCGACAAAGGCACACCTTTTCTTGTAGAGATCATTTTTGCAAGTGACTCAGCAGTATGTCGATGCCCGCTTACACCTTCACCCCCATTTGTCATATTGCATAACGGAACTCCCATATCTTTAAAGCATAAAATCAAAAACTTTTCATGATCAAATGCATCTTTTTCACAATCCCATTGTGAAGCAATGTGAACAGTATGGCCGCACTTTGCAACAATTCTTTGCCAGTGTGAGTTTCTGAACGTTACGCTATGTGCTCTACTACCGCGCCCTTTGCCAACATAAAACACGGCGCCAGTATCATTGCGAGTATGGAAGTAGGTGTAAAACGAGCGCATTACGCTTCACTCCTGTTTGCCGTGCGGTCCATGATGCGTTTGAGGTCTTCTCCATTGAGAGCCTGCGCAGCACGGTCGTACATTCCTTGCCACATCTGAACGCGCTCATCACTCTTCAAGAATGGAGTGGCTTCAAGCAAGGTTGCATAAAGCAAAACATCAGGTGCGTATTCAGTGAGCCAATTTGTTTGAAAATCTTCGCCCAAGAATCTTGGCTGCTCGTAGTACAGAATCTCAAGAGTCTTTGCGGTGTCTGGAGTTGGCGCTATAAGCCAATGCTGAAAATCATAATCAGCATAGTAAGCAGGGCTGCCGGTCTGGGTCTCTGTTGGCCAGTAGTTACGGATATACTCGTACGACCTGGCAAAGATGGGCGTTCCATCAACAGTCATGCTGACCGTGTCACGCCAGCGGTCAGGCTTTAGATAGACGGCAACTCCTGCAGACAGAGGAGTAGTCACCGCCCTGATAAAGCCTTCAATCTTTAACTCGCGGGCAATGCGACGCTCGCCTAGTGTAACTAAGCGAGGTAGCTGGTCATAAACGATTTGATCGCTTTCTTGTGTGAAGCCACGTTCAAGATAACGCCTAACATCTACCAGCAGACTGTCGTACGTCATGCTATAGCTCATATACACTCCATGGGTATTAGCCGCTGATTCAGCATGCGCCGTTTCGATGAATTATAACCTTGAAACAAAATACAGAATAAATTGCCCATTAGACGTTTCGTTCAAAGTGAGGGCAATCAACTAGTGACTTGAAATTGCCGCCCCAACGGTTTTTAGGGTGCAAAGTTTCCCAATAAGCACCTAGTGGAGCCAGTGCTTCT